TGTAAACGCACAGGGAGCCGCTACAGGGCGTTGTACACACAACCAACCTAACATGGCTCAGGTCAGTAAAGACAAGCGTGCAAGGGCTTTGTTTGTTCCTCTTGAGAAAGATCATGTATTACTTGGATCTGACTTACAGGGTTTAGAGTTAAGAATGCTGTCGCACTTTATGGCTAAATATGATAACGGTAAATATGGAGATAAGATTCTTAATGATGATATCCATACATATAACCAGAAAGCAGCAGGACTTCCTAATAGAGATGCTGCTAAAACCTTTATCTATGCTTATTGCTACGGTGCTGGTGATGAAAAACTTGGTAAGATTATTGGCGGTAATCGTAGTTCTGGTAGCAAAATCAGAGCAAAGTTTCAACAAGAAATTCCAGCACTAGATAAAGTACAGCAAGAAGTAAAGTATTCTGTTGCTAAAACAAAAGGTGTAAAACTACCTGATGGTAGAACTGTACCAGTAAGATCAGAACATGCAGCATTAAATACATTACTACAAGGATCTGGTGCTGTTATTAGTAAACTATGGATGTGCATAGCTTATGTAAATCTTAAGAAAAGATTTGGAGACTCTGTTAAACAAGTTGCTTATGTTCACGATGAGTTGCAATATTCTTGTCATAAAGATATAGCAGATGAAGTCGGTAAGATAGTAACCGCTGCTGCTACAGAGGCTGGCGAAAAGTTGGATCTTAAGATACGAATTGATGCAAACTATTCTATTGGTTATAATTGGAGTGAAACACATTAATGAAAGCAGATGTATACATAGGATTTTATGATTACTCTTTAGGTTTAGGTTGGTGGAGATCTACTCTAATTAAACTATTAACCTTTAGTAATGTTAATCATGTAGGTTTAATATTCTGTCTACCGTTTTCTAATATTACTCCAATGGTAATTGATGGTTCCAAGTGTAGACTAATGACAGAGTATATGCTTGAACTTAAAGGAGCAAAAATAATTTATAAAAAGTATATGGGTACTGTAGATATTTGTTTAGAGGATATCAAAAAAGTATCAGATACTCATAAAGTGTGGACTTGGTATAAAGTATTATTGTGGTTTTTATTTGGTAGATGGATTGGTATTAAGCCACATCATTGCTGTAGTTTAGCGTGTAACTGGTTAAATACAAATCTTAAATATAATTATAGACAAAGCGGTGTTCCGCACAAACTTATGCAGGAGATTAAAAATGATTATAGTTCTTATTGGTGGTAAGGCTAGAGTAGGTAAAACAACTCTTGCTAATATTATTGCGGAGTATTGTGTGAATAATAACCTAACTCCAAGAATGGTTCCATTTGCTTATGGTATTAAGAAAGCAGCAGAGTTAAAGGGACTAACTAAAACTGCTAACCCAAAAGAATACAGAGATTTCTGTCAGACACTTGGTGAGTCTATGCGAATTAAAAACCCAGATCATTGGGTAGATGAGTGGAAGTTAAAGATTGCTGAGATTGAAAAAGAAGAACAAGTAGAAATGCAAAACAATGATTCATATAAAGAAAGAATAGTTATTGTAGATGACTGTCGTTATATGAATGAAGTAGCTATTGGTAGAAAACTAGGAGCTAGCTGTATCTTTATAAAGCAAGGTAAAAGAATTATTGAAGATGATTCTGCTAGTTGGCGTGAGCATCCTAGTGAAGAACTTGCTAATAGAATTGAAGATAAAGATAAAAACTATTCCGATATCTTTAAATACATTATCCCAAACGATAGTACACAAGATGTATTTAAGAAACACGCTAATAAGAATATTCCTACTTGGCTTGGTCTACTAGCTGACGGCGGTAGACCTGAGTGTAACTGTGAAATTTGTAAAGCAAATAGAGAAAATAGAGAGCCGGATGCACAAAAAGTTATGGAAGAACTATTAGATATTCTAGAAAAAACACTTGAAGAAGAAGGTGGAAATAATGAAAGCTGTTCTTGATGGCGACATTATGGCCTATCGTATTGCTTTTAGAGCTGATGCTGAAGGCATTGAAGATATAGATCTTTGGGTACAAGATGCACTAGATAACTGGACACCTCCTAATGTGTCGGATATAGTAGTCGCTTTCTCTTGTCCCCGTTCTAAAAACTTTAGAAGAAGAATATGGGAATCTTATAAGGCTCATAGGGATACTGGCAAACACGCCCCAGATTGTTTAAGAGAAGTTGAACAATCTATTAAAGATCATTGCTCTAAGTTTATTGTTGGTAATCAAATAGAAGCCGATGACTTTTTAGGTATGGCTGCATCAACACCCGGAAGATCCTGTATAGCGGTTACGATAGATAAGGATCTTCGTAGTGTACCCGGATGGCATTGGAACCCTGATAAAGAACTAGAACCAGTACTTGTTTCAGAAGAAGAAGCGGATAGGAACTTCCATATCCAATGGCTTACTGGAGATACGACCGATAACATTCCGGGTATTTGGAAGATGGGACCAGCCAAAGCAAATAAGGTTTTAGATAGTGTTTCTAAAGACAACTGGACTCAGGCTGTATTAGCTACTTATGAGCAGTCTGTTGATAGAAATAAAGAAAAATATACCTATGATTATTGCATTACTATGGCTAGGTGTGTAAGAATTCTTAGATATGGTGAGACTTCTGCTAGAAGAATTACCACAAAAACAATAGATAAAGAAATTAAACTGTGGGTTCCTAATTGTTGGAGCTAATAGATATTTTCAGAAAGGTTTATATGACTAAATTACAGATTATGTGGATGTATATCCTAAGATATACTTGGTATCTACCAGTAAATATTAAGAATAAATTAAAAAAAACAACAGAAAAACAAGTAATAAACATAAAAAGCAACTACATCCCAGAAAGAAAAACTGAAGGTTCTGCTGGTTATGATCTAATTGCTGATATCAAAGAAAGCTTTTGTATTATTTTAAACAATGAAACAAAACTTATTCCTACTGGCGTTCATGTAGAAATCCCAAAAGGTAAGTGTGGTCTATTATTCCTAAGGTCTAGTGTAGCACTTAATTCTTCTCTTATTCTAGCAAACGGCGTTGGTCTTATTGATTCTGATTATAGAGGTGAAATTAAGATCCCTTTAAAGAATGTTTCAAGTAGACGAGCCTCTGTTAATAGAGGTGAAAGATTGGCTCAGTTAGTTATTGTAGATTGCTTTACTCCAGAACTTAATAGAGTAAAGTATTTAGAAGAAACTAAAAGAGGTGATGGTGGATTTGGATCAACAGGAGTAAAATAATGAATACATTTCAAAACTTTATCGCACTAAGTCGTTATAGCCGTTGGATTGAGTCAGAGAATCGTAGAGAAACTTGGGAAGAAACAGTAGATCGTTGGTGGAATTACTTTACAACTAAAGCCCCACAATTAGAATCAAGACCAGATATTAAAGATGCTATTCTAAATCTTCAAGTTCTTCCAAGTATGCGTGGTCTTATGACTGCTGGTCCTGCATTGGATAGAGATCATACTGCTCTTTATAATTGTTCTTATCTTGATATTGATTCAGTAAGATCATTCAGTAATCTTATGTATATTCTTATGTGTGGTACTGGAGTAGGCTATTCTGTAGAGCATCGTTGTACGGATAAACTACCAGCAGTTCCTAATAAAATTGTAAAGAATTTTAATAAGATTGTTGAAGTACAGGATTCAAGAGAAGGTTGGTGTAATTCATTATTTGATTTACTATGCAATCTTTATGAAGGTATTCACCCTAAGTGGGACACTAGTAAAGTAAGACCTTCCGGTGCTAAACTAAAAACATTTGGTGGTCGTGCTAGTGGTCCCGGTCCTTTAGAAGAAGTATTTAGATTTGTTACACAAACATTCTATGCTGCTCAAGGCCGTAAACTAACTGCACTAGAATGCCATGATGTTTGCTGTAAGATTGCTCAATCTGTTATTGTTGGTGGTGTCCGTAGATCAGCCATGATTTCTCTATCTGATCTATCAGATCGTGAAATGGCTAAGTGCAAGAGTGGATCTTGGTGGGCATCTAGTGGACATAGAGCACTCGCTAATAACTCTGCAATCTATCAGAGCCGTCCTCCCCTTGGACAGTTCCTAGAGGAATGGACTGAACTGTATAACTCACATTCAGGAGAACGAGGAATATGCAATCGTCACGCGATGAAAACAATAGCGGAAAAGTCTGGAAGAAGAAGCGACATAGAGTATGGTACAAACCCATGTTCAGAAATAATTCTCAGACCGAATCAATTCTGCAATCTCAGTACGATTGTTATAAGACAAGAAGATACAGTTTTAACAATCAAAAAGAAAATTGAAATGGCTACTATTATTGGTACTATCCAAAGTATGTTTACACATTTCCCTTATCTATCTAAAGAATGGGAAGATAATTGTAAAGAAGAAAGACTACTTGGAGTATCAATGACTGGTATCTTTGACAACTCTTTAATGAATGGCTCAAAGGGAATGGGTAAACTTGCTCACGCTCTTGAATCATTTAGAGAACATTCCGTAAAAGTTAATCTTGAATGGTCAGAAAAACTTGGTATTAATCCAAGTAAGTCAATTACTTGTATTAAGCCAGAAGGTACTACTAGTTGCCTTGCTGATTCATCTAGTGGTCTACATCCTAGATATGCTCAGTTCTATTATAGACGAGTCCGTATTGACAAGAAAGATCCTATGTATCAGTTTATGAAAGATGCTGGAGTTCCTTGTGAAGATTGTGTAATGAATCCAGATTCAACTGGTATCTTTACATTTGCTCAAAAGGCTCCTGAAGATTCTATTACTCAAAAGAATCTTGGAGCTTTAGATCATCTTGAACTATGGCATACTTATCAACAAGCATACTGTCACCACAAGCCGTCAATTACAGTCTCTTATGGAGATGATGAATTCTTAGCTGTAGGTCAATGGGTATATGAAAACTTTAATGAAATCTCTGGTATCTCTTTCTTACCTAAGTCAGATCATGTTTATGCTCAAGCTCCGTTTGAAGAGATTGATGCTAGAACTTATAACTTATATCCAAAAGTAAATGTTGATTGGTCTTTATTACAAGAGTATGAAAAGACTGATTCAACAAAATCATCTCATGCTATGGCTTGTACTGCTGGTGCTTGTGAAATTATAGATCTATCGTGAGGTAATTATGTTAGATAGAAATTTATTTAAAACTAAAATTGAAAACAAACTTCCCTTTTCTACTCAAGAATTTCCATTAATCTTGAATTGGTTATATGATAATATTATTGAATTAGAAAATAGAATTAAAAAGTTAGAAGAACCTAATGAACAACTTTCCAAGAATAGACGAGGATTTGGTTTTGGCTCTAGAGAAAATGTATAAACCATATCCTTATGATCCTAAATTAAACAGCGAAGACTTTACTAGAGAAGCTGCCTTTGCAGCTGGTCAAGTAGATGTTGTTACTAAGTTAAAAATTATATTTGAAAAACAAAGGAAGGAGCGAAATTAATTATGGCTAGTAATCCTACAGGAATGGAATATCTGTCTGGTTTGTTACAACAAGCTAATACACTAAGACAAGAACAAGAAAATAGACAGCGTAAACTTGTTTCTGATTATGAAACAAAAGTTAGACGAAGTAATATTTCAGAAAGATCTAGACAAGCTTCTTTATCAGAGTCTAGTAGTAGAACTTTAACACCAAAAAAAAGAAACTTAATAGAACCTAATACTACTTATACTAAAGAAGCAGTAAGTGGTATGGGCCAACTATATCAACAAGCTCAAGCTTATAATCCATTTGCTACAACAAAAACACAATCTCAATTATACGCTCCAGTTAGTTATTTTGAAACACAAAGTAGTAATGTAAATAAATCAATTACAGAAAATAAACTAAACTTTGCAACTCAATTAGAAAATATTGATAAAGCAGAAAAAGCTTTTGTAAGTAGTTTACGACAAAAATATGGAATGCCTGAAGGAAAACGCGGAAGTAGAGCACAAGAACAGGCGTTTGTTAGAGAATATTATCGTCAAGCTCAGGGTTTTGCTGCTCAAAAACAAAGTATTCAAAATCAATTAAATAGATATAACGAAGCTACTAGTGTTATTGGTGGTCATACTAAAACATTAAATGATTATAGTAATGAACTTAAAAAATACTATGGTCAAAATTTTGAAAACATTTCTAAAGAACAATTAGCAGTAGCTGATATGAAAAGTTTTCAAAACTTAACTGCTGAGATGGAGAAATATACTTCTCTTAGAGATTCTTATATTAAAAAATACCAGACAAGCGGATCTAAAGTAGATATGGATTGGATTAAACAGTATAATGATTTAATGAATGATACTGCAAAATCAATTAGTTCAGAACTACCAAAGATTTTTACTGCCGCTGGAAAACAAGTATCAACTATTCAAAAAACACAACAATCTACTCTGGATGCTTTAGGTAAATTAAATCAAGTATTTGGAGAAAGAGGACAAGGCGATGTTAAACAAACTCTAGAACAGAGACAACGAAAAGTAGAAGATGTTACTAGTGTTTCTAGAGATCAAGCTTTAGCTAGATTACAAAGATTAAGTTCTTCTGGTGCTATGGGTGCTAAGAGTAAGCCAGCACCTAAGTATGAGTCAAGACCTACATAAAGGAGATTAAACTATGGGTGGTGGTCCTACAATATCAGGTGGTATGTCACAAGCTGAATACCAAAAACTATTAGATGAACAAAGAAAGTATGCTGAAGAAGCAGAAGTTAAGAGAGAAGCTAAATTAAAAGAATATGAAACTCAAAGATTACAAGCAGAAAAAGATTTAATTGAATCTGCTAAGGTTGCAGAACAACAAAAGATTACTAGTCAGCAAGATGCTGAAGCTCAAATTGCAGCTGAACTGGAAGCAGTACAACAAGAAGATGTTGCTACTAAAGGATCTATGGATAAATTAGGACAATCGTTCTATGATTCTTTATTCCAAGGTTTATACAGTAGTAACTCAGTAGAAAGACCAAAGTGAGGTAATAAATGGCAGAACAAGAAAAAGAACAAACATTGGCAGAAAGATTTAGAGTACTGGATTCACGAAGACAGTACCGAGTCGATGTTGCTAGAAAGTGTGCTTCATTAACTATTCCTTCTGTTCTGCCTCCAAGAGATTGGACTGAAAACCAAGTATTACCACAACCATATTCTTCTATTGCAAGTCGTGGTGTTACTGCTATGGCAAGCAGAATGCTTTCCGCTTTAATGCCATTAAACGATTCTCCTTTCTTTAAGTTTAGTTTAAAGAATGGAGCAGAACCTACACCAGAAATTAAGTCTTATCTTGAAACTCTTAGTTATCAAGTATACAATAAAATTGTAAATAATAATTTAAGAGAAATGGTTTTCCAAGCATTGCAACACTTGATTGTTGTTGGTGATGTACTTGTTATGATGGATGATGATTTTAATTTTAGAAATCTTCGTATTGATCACTATGTTGTTCAACGAAATGTAAGTGGACAACTAATCGAATTAATACATCTTGAACATTATCCAATAGATCCAGATGATCTTTCTTATACTGAAACAAGTAGCGTTATAAGCAAGCCCGGATATAAAACAATATATTGTCAGTATGAATTAGAAGAAGACGAAAAAACTTGGAAAGCTAGAAAAGAAGATGAAGATGGTAACTTGTTTATGGAAGGAGAATATTCTGTTCTCCCAACAATTCCTCTTAGGTGGTATAGTATTATTGGTGAAAACTATGGTAGATCCCATTGTGAAGATAATCTTGGAGATTTAATTTCTCTAGAAAATTATACACAATCTCATATTGAAGGTATGGCCGCAGCTTCTACCTTTTGGATAGGAGTAGATCCAAGTGGTTTAACTGAGATAGATGATATCTCATCTGCTACTAACGGTACTTTTATTCCTGCTAGAACAAATGATATTTTTTGTTTAAGTCCAGCACAAACACTAAGTCCTCAGATTTCCTCAACATCAGCTGCTGTAAACGAAATGAGAAGAGAAGTTGCTGAAGCTTTCTTAATGACTAGTGGTGCTATTCCTAGTGGTGATAGAGTTACTGCTACTGCTGTAAGAATGATTGGCTCAGAACTAGAAACAGTTCTTGGTGGTGCTTTCTCTGCTATTGCTAGAGATCTTATGGAACCAATTGTTAAAAGAGCTGTCTTTATTATGTTAAATAATGGAGACATGGATGAAAGAATGTATGAACAATTCTTTGAAAAAGATGGAACTCTTAGTGTTGAAATTGTAACTGGATTACAAGCACTATCAAGAGATTCTGATTTACAAAAGTTAATGCAAATGGGTGAGATGGTAAGAAACCTACCACCACAAGCCTTACAAACATTCCGTTGGGATTCTTATTCAAGAGCTTTAATTTCTTCTTTAGGTTTTGATCCTAGAATGTGGGTTAAGTCAGAAGAAGAAGTAGCACAACAACAACAAATGATGCAGCAACAAATGATGCAACAGCAAGCACAACAAAAAACAGGTGCTGCCCTTACTGATGGTGTTATCAATACTGCTGCGGCTGCTGCTGAACAAGATCTTCAGCAAACAGGTGGTCAAGGTATTGCTCAAATGGCTCAACAATTAGGAATAGATCCTCAACAAATTGCTCAACAATTAGGAGGACAAGTATGAGAAAACCTCTAGATAAAAAATCTATGCCATGTAATAAACCACGCAAGTCTCCAAACCCAAATAAAAAGCGTGTAGTAAAAGCATGTGCTAATGGAAAAGAAAAAATTATTCATTTTGGTGCAGCTGGTTACGGTCATAACTATTCTCCCGGTGCAAGAAAATCTTTTAAAGCCAGACATAATTGTTCTAGTGCAACAAATAAACTAACAGCTAAATACTGGGCTTGTAAAAATTTATGGGCTGGTCCCGGTGGTTCTAAAGCTAGTTGCCCTAAAGGTAGAAAGTGTAAAAAATAATGCCATTTAAATCTAAACAACAAGCAAAATATATGTTTGCCACAAACCCAAAGATTGCTAAGAAGTGGGCTAAAAAAACTAGTTCAATTAAGGCACTTCCAAAGTATGCTAAGAAGAAAAAGAAAAAATGAAAAAGAAAAAGAAACCATTGGATGCCTGTGCTAAGGCTGCTAAGGCTGCTTACAAAGTGTGGCCTAGTGCTTATGCTAGTGGCTCTACTGTTCAATGTCGTAAGGGTAAAGGGTTTCTAGCAAAGCGAGTTCGCCGTGGCAAGTAAGTTTTCTTTAGAAAAGAAAAAAGGATTACATGGTTGGTTTAGTCGTAATAAAGGTAAAGGTTGGGTAGACTGCAAGACTGGTAAGCCTTGTGGTAGATCTGGTTCTAAAGATAAACGAAAAGGTTATCCTGCCTGTAGACCTACTAAATCAATGTGTAATAAAAAAGGTACATCAAGAAAAACATCATCAAAAAGGGTGTCTTGGAAATGAAGACTAAATTTAAATGTGCATGTGGAACAACAACAAGAGTGACTGGGAAACAAGCAGAACCAAAGAAGAGTATGACAGCTTCCTCAAAGATGAAGAAGTCATCAAAGCGTTAAATAAAATAAAGATGAAGTATAGTAAAGTGTTAAAAGAATTAAAGGATGGTAATATAAATGAGTAATTATTTAAATGCTTTAGTTCAATCAGAAAAATTTTATATACTTCCAGTATGTAATTTACCGATTAACCCATATAGTCCAGTTCAAGGTACAGATATTAGTGAAGAACTTTGGATAGATTGTGATCTTCGTGGCTATAGTGTAAGCACAACTGGTGGTGGTAACTTAAGTCAATATAATTATAATATGGATACTATTATTATTCCAGATTATATTAAAAATATGGGTATAGATTATATTTCTTTTAGTTCTAATCCATCAGGAGATACAACTGCTGGTGGACAAGGAATATCAAGTATTGTCATAAATATTAAGTATAATATTGATAATGGCCTTAATCCTTTTATTACTGGAGATGGATCTTCTGTAAACTTTGTAGAAGAAACAAAATATATTTGTCAAATGAAAATTGAAATTGGTGCTTTACTTAGAATAGATTTAAAAAATGTTTATTCTATAAATGATATTATAATTACAGAGGCAGATTTTATTCCAGCACCAACAGAAAGTCCAGATAAAAATAACAAATGCCATCCATATAGTATTACATTATGGAAAAAATTTTTAACTAGCTCTCCCATTAATAAAGATACATTCATAAAAAATAACTCATTGCCTGCAAGTTGCAATGAATATTATAACCCATATTATGAACCATAAGGATAAAATATGTCTAATTATTTATCAGCAACAGTAAAAAACGAATACTTTCACATACTACCAATATGTAATCTATTGCCATATAACTCATCAACTTCAGGGGTTGGCAGTATTACTGGTAATAACACATCACTATATTCATCTACTGCTTTAAGTATAACTATTCCAGATTATATTAAAGCTTTAGATGTTGATTATATTTCATTTGGTGCTAATCCCGGATCATCTACAGCACTACCATCTAATGTTGTTGTGTGTCAAATTGTATATAATACTGGGTTTGTATCTGGTTTTAGTGTAATAAACTCTGCTGGAACATCAGTAGATTTAACTACACAATCAGAATACATTGTAGAAATTAGAGTTAGAAATGGAGAACTACTTCCAATAGATATTAAAAATATTAAAAGAATTCAAAGCAGTTCAATTGGAGCATCTACAACTTGGATTGCAGCACCTACTAATATTACTTTATGGAAAAGGTTTTTAAAATCAGGTAGTGATAATATTGCAACATTTATGGTTGACAATAAACTACCATCTGGACCTAATCCAACAACACCCTAATTTAAGGAGATACTATGATTGATGAAACAAACGAGACTCAAGAATTTGAATATCAACAACCAGCACAACCAAGTGAGGCTGATGTTCAAATAAAACAAATTGAACAATCTCGGATAACTGCTACTCCAGAAGAGATAAATGCAGTTAAAGAAAGAAAAGCTTTTGAAACTTATATAAAGAATCAAGGAATTCAAGTCCCACAAAATTTTAAAGATGCTGGAGCTTATTTTGATTCTTTAAAAAACGCTCAAAAAGAGTATACAAAAGCTAGACAAGAAATAGCGCAATTAAAAAAAACATATGAATCAACTGGTGTTCCTGTTAACGAACAAGTAAAAGAAGAAGTTGTAACAGACATCCCAGAAGAAACAAGTACTAGTTCGCTTAATGAATTAAGAATTGCTCCAGAACCACAACCAGAAACTTCATTACCAAATACACCAACATCAGCAATCTCTGAAGAAGATTGGTCTAAATGGTCAATGGAAGTAGCTATGAGTGGTAATATGTCTAGTGAAACTATATCTGAAATTAAAACTAAAACAGGATTTTCTGATAGAATGATTTCAGATTATGTTGAAGGACAGAAAGCAAGATCAAGAGAAGCTTTTGGAAAAGCTGCTGAGTTAATTGGTAGTAAAGAAAGATTAACTTCTGTATTTAGTTGGGCTGCTAAAACAATGACACCACAACAACAAGCAGAAATTAATGCTACTTTAGCAAGTCCAAGTTGGGAAGTAGCCCTACTAGGTCTTGAAGCAAAGTATAATAAAGCTACTGGTAACTCAGCCAAAGGTAAAGAACTACCAAAAACAAAGCAACCAGCAAATGTTGCAAATGTACCAGTTCTTAAACCTTATAAGACAAAGCGTGAGTTCTATGCTGATAGATCAAATCCAAGATATAACTCGGATGCAAAGTATCGTCAAGCTGTAGAACAAAGAATAGCTATGTCTGACATCTCTAGAATCCCAAGCTAAGTTTATTTACAGAATCCCCCTTACTAGGCAATGGATATGTTTATAAATAAAGCAACACAAGAATGACTCCTATAGGAAAAATCAAAATTGTGTAAATAGTTACTTATTGTTATTTTTTTTTTATTTATTACTAATTTATTATAGGAGAATTTTAAAATGCCCGTAACAGGAACAGATATCACAGCAGCAAATTTACCATATAGAACTGACGTAGCAGCAGGTCTATCAGGCCCACTAGC